GGTGGAATTCGAAGAGCATGAAGTCGAGCACGTCATGAACTACGACGTAGAACAGAACATTTACGGCGTACCCGACTACCTGGGCGGCATGCAGGCGCTGTTGCTTAACGAGGCCGCTACCCTCTTTCGGCGCCGCTACTACAGCAACGGCGCGCACGCCGGTTACATCTTCTACACCAACGACCCGAACCTGACCGAGGAAGACGAAGAGTCCCTGCGCGATCAGATCAGCGCGAGCAAGGGTGTGGGTAACTTCCGATCGATGTTCGTGAACATCCCGGGCGGCGCCGAAAAGGCAATCCAAATCATCCCCGTCGGTGACTTTCAGGCCAAGGACGAGCTGGAGAAGGTCAAGAACATCACCCGCAACGACGTGATTGCCGCCTGGCGCATGAACCCGGCGCTGGCCGGCATCATCCCGGAAAACAGCGCGGGCTTTGGTGATATCGAAAAGATCGATCGGGTCTACACCAGCAACGAGATCCGGCCAATCTGTCAGCTGTTTAACCAGGTCAACAACTCGCTACGCGAGGACAGGCGATTCACCTGGAGAGAAGCATATTTGCCAGTTGATTCAACTTCATCTAGCGCGTAGTCAAGAGATTACCACTACATATTGTGGCAAACTAGTGGCGATTGGCTGCCCTGGGGAGGGACACAATGCGAGTTGAATGCAAATGCGGTCACAGAGGACGGATCGCTTCACGAGAGAAGCTATCCACGGAGTTCGCGAAGCTGTACTGCCAGTGCCTGGACGCAAAGTGCGGGCACACCTGGGTCGCGAATCTGACGTTTTCGCACACGTTGAGCCCTTCGGCTCAGTCATTCGAAAGGATGTTGTTCGACCGTTTGCGGGACTTGCCCAGGGCGAAACAGCGGGAGCTGTTTGAGCAGCTTGGGTCACAGGCGGTGGCGTGAGGCGCAAACCGCCGACTCGGAATTGTCGGCGATCGGTTACATGGAAAAGGATATTAACTGCCGGCGGGCTCTTCTGGGTTGGTTGCTAACACCTCTGACATTCGTCGCAGTTGACGTTGCTCCTGCTCACTCAACAAGCGATATGACCGGATAAGACGACGTTCAATCTGAGTCAGGCCAGACCATTCAAATTCCGGGATTCCAACGCTGACGCGTTCGTTGTTCGTGCGATCCAAAATGCTTACTACTCCATAAAGTGCATTGCTGAATCGACGTTATCGGGACGGGATTGGCTTTAGAACGGGGGGGTGACCAATGTCGCACATGCTTTGTTACAAGTTAATTCCGAGAGCGGGCGGCGTCGTCTGCCATGGCTTGCAGGAAACGACGAATCGCTTCTTGGTCGAACGGAGTAATGCTTCTGTACTGCGTAATCAACTTCTCTTCATCTGGCGTAAACAATTGTCCGAGCGGCGTAGAACGGCGGCCTGTCAACACGAAGGCTGCATCCACACCACGTTCTTCCAATGCCGTCACATACCGAAGGTCGAGCGAACTAGCTCCCAATTCATAGTTTTTTTGGGTTCCCCGACTTACCCCAAGAAGCACTCCAAACTCTGTTTGATTTAGCCCTAAGCGCTCGCGCTCTTCCCTCAGGCGTTCACCGACTTGATCTGCTATGAGCATTTTTTTATTCACCACCGTTGACTTGATCAATTTTTTGACCAAGAATCACCACAGACAAACGCAAACAAACACAATTGAACAGAGTGAACACTATGCCCGCCACTGTTACGCCCGAGCAAGCCCGTGCGGATCTGGATCGCAGAGGAGTGAGCATTGCGGAGTTCAGCCGAAAGCACGGACTGAACAAAAATTTAGTCAGCGACCTATTGAACGGTCGGATCAAAGGTCGCCGTGGGGAGGCACATCGCGCCGCCGTGTTGCTCGGGATCAAAGACGGCGTGATTGAACAGTAATGGCACTGGGCCAAGGGAGAAAGCAGAACATGAAAAGCGCAGTTCTAAAGACTCGGCGTCAGGTAGTCAGCGCAGTTATCTGCGCCTACCCAGGCGGACGCGAATGTGCGGCGGCTCACATCGGCCTGTCACTCAAGAAGTTTGATAACCACGCTTACGAGAACAACAACAGCCGCCCGTTGACCGACGCTCAGATCCATCAGCTCGAGCTCGAGGCAGGTACAACTTTCTTACCCGAATATATTGCGGCCATGTACAGCGGGATGTTCGTTCCTGTAGCTGAGCCCGACTCGCTGGACAACGTCGAGATGTATACACGATGCGTCCAAGCCGCCGCTAAGAGGGGCACCGTTGACCACCTCATTGCCGAGGCATTGAAAGATGGAATCATCAACGACACCGAGGCCGAAGCCATCCTCCATGCAGACACCTTGCACCTGGCCGCCCGGCACGCCGAGGTTCTTGCCGTCATCCAACTGCACGCGTCGCAGGCGGGGAAATCCAAATGACTCAGTTGCCTGCAGTACAGGAATATCAGGACGTGCTCAAAGCCGCCGCGCTTGTGTTCTTGGAACGCCACCACTGCGAACACTTGGGCGACGATCAACAGTTGTTCGACCGCGCCGTGCAGCACTTGGTCAGCGACTATGACGTGCTGACACAGACTGCTGAAAAACTGGTGCATTTGGCCTGCAGCGATATGTCCGCCGTCCGAGATCGGCAGCGCCTGGACATCGTCAGCAGCACGTCGACGCACACCGTCATCATCGACCCCGCCACAGGCAACGTCTGGGCAGTTCCGGTCAGTCTGATTTACGAACGCATTCTCAACGCACCGGACAACGGTCGTTTCCGCGTACCCGCACCGTAACTCCCAACCAATAAACCGCCTGTCCCACCTCCGTGGGTTTGGGTGAGCTGCGCCCGAAATTGAGGTTTGACGATGGAAAACGCCATGAACATCAACGCAAAACTGACGCCCGATCAGGCGCAAGCGCTCTTGGCCAACCTGCGCGAGCAATACCGTCTGAGCCTCAATGACCTCTGGTACGCAGACCAATATCGACTGATTCCTGATGGCCTGCGCCACGGATCAATTCTCGCCAACAGCCCTGTGATGGCCGCACAAAAACACTTGATCGGCGCCCTCACCCAAAGCCTTGGCCTTAGCCTCAAAGCAGTGAAGTAATCATGAGAGACGATCTGCGTCACGACGTTCTGCAGCGCATCGAGTCCGAATTCGGCCTCAAACACCGTGTGCCCACCAACTACATGCGTGGGGGAACTTGTCCCAAGTGCAACAAAAAAGAGCTGTACACCCGTTTCGACAGTCCGTGGCAGCTGATTTGTGGTCGGCAGGAAAAGTGCGGCCACACGGTGCATGTGAAAGAGATCTACGACGACCTCTTTGAAGACTGGAGCAAGCGCGTTCCAGCTACTGAGAACGCCCCCACAGCGACTGCCCGTGCATACCTTGAGTTTGCCCGCGGCTTCGATATTTCATTGATCGGCGGTTGGTTTACTCAGGAAACGTACTACTCCACCCAGCACGACGCTGGCAGTGCGACGGTACGCTTCGCCCTGGAGAAAGGCGGCTATTGGGAACGCCTGATCGACAAGCCGTCGCGCTTCGGCAAGATGAAGGCCCGCTTCAAGCCGGGGGAGTCCTACAAAGGCTTTTGGTGGTGTCCGCCGTGCGTCGACGTGCTCGAGGCGAAAGAGATCTGGATTGTCGAGGGGATCTTCGATGCGCTTGCCCTGGTACACCACAACATTGCCGCCGTGTCGGCAATGTCCTCAAACGCCTTCCCAGCAGACTCTTTGCAAGCACTTGTAGCGGCTCGCCCAGGCAACCTGCCAAAGCTGGTTTGGGCGCTGGATAACGAACCTGGCGCACACGCTTACACCAAGCGCTGGGTCCGTATGGCCCGTGAACTGGGATTCACCTGCGAAGCAGCCCAAATCCCACAGCGGGATAACAAGAAGGTCGACTGGAACGATCTGCACCAGCGTTGGCAGTTCCTGGACGAAGGCGAGAAGCGAGATGCTCAGGTCGATAAAGACATCACCTCTGCGCGGCATTACGGCGCCCTGCTGATCGCTGAAAACGCCACCGAGAAAGCCCTGGTGATGTTCGATTGGAAACGCCGCAGCGAATTCCACTTGGAGTTCGGCAATCGCCTGTACTGGTTCAAGCTCGATCTGGAGAAGTACAACAAGGCGATTCAGGAACTCGAAGATAGCGATCACCACGACGACCAACAGCTGAACAATAAACAAATGCGAGCCAAGGCTATGCAGCAGTGCGGCGCGCTGCAGCGTATTGCTACCTGTAATCCGAAGGCCCTGTACTACCAGGAAAATAAGCTCACCGATGAGTCCTGGTACTACTTCCGGATCACGTTCGCCCACGATGCTGCACCTATCAAGAACACCTTCACCAGCTCGCAGATCGCCTCGTCTGCAGAGTTCAAGAAGCGCCTTCTCGGCATTGCCCCGGGCGGGATGTTCACTGGTACCACCCAGCAGCTGGACGCCTTCATTGAGGAGCAAACCGACGCCCTCAAAACCGTTCAGACCATTGACTTCACCGGCTACACCCGTGAGCACAGCGCGTACGTCTACGGCGACGTGGCGGTGCGCGATGGGAAAGTGTTCAAGCTGAACGAGGAGGATTTCTTCGACATGGACCGGCTGAGTATCAAGACCCTAAGCCAGTCGGTGATCCTCAACCTGAACACGGAGCTGGAGAAGTTCGACACCGAGTGGCTGGATATCATCTGGCAATGCTTCGGTGCCAAGGGCCTGGTCGCGCTCGCATTCTGGTTCGGCTCGCTGTTCGCCGAGCAGATCCGGCAGCATCAGAAAAGCTATCCCTTCATGGAGATCATCGGTGAGCCAGGCGCCGGTAAGTCCACGCTGATCGAGTTCCTCTGGAAGCTCTGCGGTCGCATCGACTACGAGGGTTTCGACCCAACCAAGGGCACCCCAGTTGCTCGAGCACGTAACTTCGCCCAGGTCGGCAATCTGCCGGTGGTGCTGATCGAATCAGAGCGGGAAAAGACCGATGGCAGCCAAACCAAACAGTACGACTGGGACGAACTGAAAACCGCCTACAACGGCCGCAGCGTCCGCTCCACCGGTGTGAAAAATAACGGCAACGATACCCGCGAGCCTCCTTTTCGTGGCGCTGTGGTCATCGGCCAGAACCACGCGGTGAACGCTTCCGAACCCATTCTGCAACGCCTGGTGCACATCGCCATGACGAAGGACGGGCAGACGCCGCAAACCAAATTGCTGGTGGAAAAGCTCGAGCGTATGCCGGTCGACCGCGTCAGCGGATTCCTGGTGAAGTCCACCATGATGGAAAGCAAGGTGATGGAGACCGTCCGCGAAAAGGGGCCCAAATACGAACAGCAGCTGCTGGCCCTACCTGAGATCCGCACCGTCCGGATCGCGAAGAATCACGCCCAGCTGCACGCCTTGGTCGATGCTCTGGTTCACGTTGTCCCACTGAAAAAGCACCAGGTGGACGCGGCCCACGCCGAGATCCAGAGCATGGCCAAGGAACGCCAGCTGGCGATCAACGCTGATCACCCGATCGTCGTCGAGTTCTGGGAGCTGTACGAGTACTTGAACAGCACTGCAGGTGGGCTCAATCACTCTCGCAATGACGGCCTGATCGCGGTGAACCTCAATGACTTCGCCAAGGAAGCCGCAGAGAAACGCCAGAAAGTCCCGGACCTGACTGAGCTCAAGCGCCACCTGAAAACCAGCAAATGCCCCAAGTTCGTTGAGACCAACAGGAACGTCTGCTCGGCATGGGATACCGATGCCGCCGACAAACCGAAAACCGTGCGGTGCTGGATTTTCCAGGCTGCCTGACTACCACCAAGGGAGGAATCGCATATGCAAGTTCAAGTGTTCATAGGCAACGCCGGCGACGGTAAGACCAGCAAGCTGCAGGAGATCCAAGATCGACTGATTGCGGCGGGACAAAACACCCCGATCATTCAAGCCGGAGCGTATGGCGAAGACGGACTACTGCAAATTTTGGAAGTTCGAGCGGCAGG